AACGGTCAACGTCACCACTTCTACATCTGGTCAACGTCACCACTTCTACATCTATGGGTGGATCACGGTCGCTAACCCAGCGGATAGCCGGAGTCGTATAAAGTTCGGCGCCATTCGGGAGTGAATCCAGCATCTGCAATTGGCCGGGGCTTGTTACCATCAACGAGTACAACCCATCATCGTGCCGTTTGAGGAATGCAACAGGCGATTGATCAGTTGCTGGAACTTCTTCGTTATTCATGTCCAAGCCTCAATTCGTACGGCATATTGTTTCGGTTTTCCACGCTCCTGCGCATATTGCCAAGACACACGCGGGTCATTGTCCTTGATGCCCATTCGATCCGCCAAACCATCGCGCAAAGCCTTGCAAGCTGATTGCATGTTATCGCCATCGAGAGAGCGCGGGGCAATGCGGATGATTTGGACTGTACATGGCAACTGTACCGAATCAATCTCCGTTTCGGCCCCCGCCGCGCGATGAACTTTAGTGCGTTTCGATTTCTTGCTCCAATGCTCGCGCAGATTGGCTACCGAATCCAGGCGCAACGGAAGCTCCACCGAATAACTTTGAAAACTTCTGAAATTCTGCTGCTTGGGATCGGCAATCCGTTTCTTATACGCTGCGTACTCCGCTTCCGACCATCGCGCGCTAGCCATTTCCAATCTCCCGCCACGATTTAGCGGCCATGGGTTAGGGTGTCGATGGGGCGGCAGACACTTGCATAACCGGAATATCTTCCAGCACTTCAATGCTGCCGTCCTTATTGACAATGACTTTGCCGGCAATCCAGCCCTGCACCAAAGAGACAATAGCCAGATATTCCTGACTCGGCGTCTTGGTGATTTCCTGCCCCGGTCGATAATATTTCCAGACACCATCCCGCAGCGGTTTCGGCAGCTTGAACCAATGCGGAGCGCATCCCCACATCTTCGGAGGAACCTGTTTATTGCATCCGGGCCAATGGCAAGTATGGCTCATTCTTCCCCCTCAAAGTAATTTTCGACGCAGACTTCGCAAATTGGGCCATCTATCTGATCTTCCGAATTCAGACCGAAACGTTTGCAAAGAGCTATGGATGATGTACTGCCGAGTGCGAATGTCTCACCTATTGCAGACCAGCGCGCAAATTTTCCACAACCGCGAGGACGAGCATTTCGGACAGCGCGCTCTACTAATGCAGTATCAGAAATATCCATCACTCCCTCCCCGCAACGCCGTCTGTTTCGGTGGGTGCATCTGGCCCAAACATCCAGTGTGTAGGCGTCCAACCTAAATCCTTTTCGACGCTGCACATTTCTTTCTTGTCGTCGTAAGTGGTCCAGCCGAATTCCTCGTTCCACCATGAATCCGGGATACGGATTGCATATGACTTGCCGTCAACGAATGTATCCTCTCGTACTGCCCAAAGATCAATAAAGAATCTATCTTTCGGCGCACTCTCAATCGGCTTCCACTCGTTCATCTCGCCTCCCTAAACTCTGCGTCACTCTTCATAACATGTGTGTCCATATCCGCCGAAGTCGCGGGTTTGGCGGGCGGATCGGTAGGCTGATTCAGCTTCACCGGCCCACCAGTAATAGAATGCTCGGATATCCGCGTCCGTGTGATCGCGGACCATGCGGGCCATCTTCCAGAAGGTGCGAGCGCGCCTCATATCGCCTAGATAGGAAGCTATGGTCTGAGGGTGCAATTCCATCATCGGCACGCCATAGCCGCGTTGCCAGTACCAAGGGATACCATGCGCCAGATCTGGACGTGGCAGAATATCGGGAGGATTGGCAGCAGCGAGGCGGCGGGGCAAGCTCATACAACCACCGTAACTCGGTCAGACGCTCGTGTGATGCCCGTATACAAATGCCGCTGCGCATCTTCACGGAATGTAGCCGACTCATCGAATAGCATCACATTAGGCCACTGAGAGCCTTGAGCTTTGTGAACCGTCAAAGCATAGCCAAAATCGAACTCGTCTGACTCGCGCCGTTCCCAATATTGCAAACTCTTTTCCTTGCCCTTAAAAAATTCCTTTCGTACCATCACAGATACTTGCTTGTCGCTTCCTTCCGGTTTCAATGCCATTATCATATCTTTACCGGATTCCTCTGCCTCTAGAGTTTTCCAAAGTGATCCATTGAGCAGGCCTTTTTCGCGGTTATTACGCAAGCAAACCAGCTTGTCACCCGTCATCGGGTAATCGCCTGCAAACCATTTCAATTCACGGATACGCTTATTCAGACTGCGGCGCGTGTTGTTCATGCCGCATAGCACTTGATCGGCGTCCGCCACCATCCGCTGTCCGACACGGCTACGCGGAATCACACGGCTTTCACCATAGGCGCCGTATTGCAAAATATCACCGGCACGAATATCCATACTCATGCGAATGATAGGATTGTCAGCGGCCTGACGGTGAATTTCCGACAGCATGAAGTCGGGATTTTGCGCGGTGAAAAATCCGGTTCCTTTGACGGGCGGCAACTGGAATGGATCGCCAATGACCAAGACTTTTTTGCCGAATGAGAGAATATCCGCGCCAAGTTCATCATCCACCATTGACACTTCATCTACGACAAGCACGTCGGCGTCGCGCATTAGGCTTTCGCGGTTCAACTTGAAAATCGGCTGCCCGCGTTTTTCCTGCTCAAATTTGTAGATGAGACTATGGAGTGTACTGGCTTCGGCGCAGCCTTTAGACCTCAAGACGAGGGCTGCTTTGCCGGTGAACGTAGCGTATAAGACTATGCGCGCCATCTGCTGCACTTCTTTGGCAATCGTCGTCTTGCCAGTACCGGCGAAACCAAAAAGACGAAATACCTGATCGGATTTATTTCCAGCCTTTAGCCATTTTTCAATTTCAGCCAAGGCATCAGATTGTTGCGCCGACCAACTCACAATTCCGCCTCATCCTTCCCGCGCGGGATAGAGGTTTTGGGAACATGCCCATTCGGGGAAGTTGGTTTATATAGAGCATCGAATGGAGTCCACCCCAAGTTTAGCCTATTGATTATCGTGGGCGCCTTTATGCCGCTTTTCCGAGACCATTGAGCCATGCTCAATTTTTCTCCCTCAAATTCAAGATAGCGGTTTCTTGATGTATTGTTTTGTTGAGTTATCGCATCAGCGAAATAGCAATTGGACGGGCCATAATCTTTAGTGCCATTTTTTCTTTCTATTGAAAGCCCAAGCGCATACCCATTCTCTGAAGCCCATTTATAGAAGACAGAACGAATATGCCACTCCGAGCAGACGCCTATTCCTTTAGCGCCGTAATATTTGAAATGATCGCATTTTTGGTTGTAACACCGCCTATGCATATTGCTGAATAGAATCGATAATTTTTTCCCATACTGATATGGGATGCGGCGCCTTTCTCTTGCTTCTTTACAGTTATTAGCGTGGGCCAGTTTTGCCAAGCAACCACAGCTTTTTTGGGATCTTTTGCGCAGCCGCCAACTAGTTGTCAGTGCAGAGCCGCCGCATTCGCATTTGCAAAACCATTTGATATGCGTTCTGCCCTTGGCGTTCTTTTCTCTAACCATTTTTACAACGGTAAGAAGCCCATAGATTTTGCCGGTCTGATCTAAAAAGTCAGATCTCATTTCGGGCAATTCCATTTCGTTCATTTCTGCCCCCGAGAAACACGCTTATCTTTGGCTTTAGCCTCTAACTCTCTGTACAAATCCACGCATGCACGGACGATACGCGACTTTTCTGCCGGATCAGTTGCCGTTTTCAGTTCCTGCAACAGACCGTGCAATTGTTCGTTGAATTCGATCATTTCGCCTGTCTCTGCGCTAGTCTAACCGCCTCAGTCACCCGATCCGCACGCAATAGGGCGGCAATCACACGATCCTCAATACGAGGCGGCAGTTCATCCGGCCAGCCATATATAGCCTGATGCTTAATCCCAATGGCCTGAGCCAGATTCAGGACTGTCCCGAAAAACTTGATAGCGCGCGCTTTCTCCATAATCCGAGTATGCCAGCAGGATAATGCTTGCGCAACTATAGTTAAATTGTCCGAATAGAACAATGAAATATGCTTGCAAGTGCAATTGCAAGGCGATAGGATGGCCTCACTGAAGTGATGCATATCTACGGAGCGCCCATGAAGACCGAAAGCCAGTTAGCCGAGAAAATCGAAGCCTGCCGCCGAGCGATGGTGGATGCGGCAAATTCCGGTGATTACGAAGCGTATATCTACGCCGAGGACTTGCTGCTCGGCGCGGAACAGGATATGTACGAACTCACCGCATAATCACTGAAGAAGCAGAACGAATTGGAGAAGGCAGATGGCGAAGAGTGTTACATGGCGCATTTGGAGCAGAAAACGGAATGCCTATTTCTCCGATTTCGTAGTTGATGACCGCAGCCATACCCACGGGGAGTGGGAGGATAAAGCGCATCGCGCGAAATCATTTTCTACCTTTGATACCGCAACTTTATTCATGCGCTCGTTATCGTATGCGGATTGCGAGAAAGTCTCGGAATACGAAGTATTGGAATGCACCGCCGCCTAACCGCCCGCACTGAGGGAGTAGAAATGAACCGCCAAGCAAACGTCCATTCAACAGTGATCGAACAGGGCCATTCCATTCTCTGCATCGACTACTGGCTCTCCCCTTTCGACGCCGATGACTTCGATATCCGCCGAGTTGAAATGCTCGGCGACAAGAGGGCGCGGAATCTGCTGGGCGCGTGTCAGAGGCACAAACCGTGGATGGATTTGTGCGTGGCGGCTGTTGTGAGGCAGATCGGTATCGACGGGTGAGCACTGTTCTGGTCAATGGCGAGATTCTAGCCAAGCGCGGCGTGTTCAAGGCGTTCCGCGAATGGATCAATGCCACGTATTCCGATCAGCATATGTTTGCTCTTCAGAATAAAGGAATTTGGCGTGCCGGTGATCGCAACCAATACGGCAATCGTACCCGTCTCTATGGCGATTGGCTCTACCATCAAGATCGCGGCATGTTCAATGAATGGCTCTGGCGTGCTTTGCAGGGGCGAGATTGCGAAGGATTCGATTACAAAGCATGGCTGGCCGATTAACCGACACCACCGCAGCACGAGGGGAAAATGATGAGTGAACATACAGCGACGCCGTGGCATGTGGGCCTGCATAACCGCGTAATCGGCGCTACGAGTCAAAGAGTCGCCCTGTGCGATGACAACGAACTGACGGCAGGTTCTGCGAACGCGGCCTTCATCGTCACAGCCTGCAACTCCCACGCCGCCCTCACCCAGCAGCGCGACGAACTGGCGGCGGCTTTGGAATTCTATGCCGATTCAACTCGCTATCAGGGGCCGAATCAGCGGGCGAATGGATCGGATAAATTCACGCAAGAGGGCCAGCCATACCGCATGGATGCAACACGAGACGGCGGAGACATCGCCCGCGCCGCACTGGCCAAGGTCAAGCCGTGAGCCGCCATCTTCCTGATCCAGTCGAATTAAGCGAGAGCCGAATCGACAGGCTTGAAGCTCTCTATATCGATGACCGGACCTGCATGCTCTGTCAGAAGCGCGTGGATTACGAACTGATATGCATGAGTCATGATGGGCCGGCCATGTGCGAAGAGTGCGCCGGTATAGCACCATGACCCACCTCTTCGCCGCCTACTTCATCGCCACCGCTATCACCTTCTACGTGCATGTGTTGCGGGATATTCGCACGCAAGACCGGACCCGATAAACTCCCCCTGTCGGTTCCGATGATTGGCCCGGCTTTGTCGGGCCTTTTTTATTTTGGCGCCAGATCTACCCGGTATTCTCTCTCGAATTCACGACAAGCCCGCTCCCACTCCGCCTGCGCCTTAGTCCAGGCGGAATCAGGCAATGCACCGCGCTCTCTCAGATCGCGGGCACGGCGGTAGACTTCGGCGGCTTGGTCGTGGGCGGTGAGGTGGGCGGAGTTATCCGGCACCGACATTCTCCGCAAACATCCGCGCTGACTCCGGCCCGGCATAAACGAAACCCGCCGAACCCGCCGAACCCGCCGAACAGAATAACGATCCGCGCCTATGGTTAAACGGGTATCCGTGACAGCTACAGGTCGTGTCCTTGGCTTCCTTGCCGCTGGATCGGTACTTGTCTACGCACAGATGTCCGTCGCATGCCGGACACTTGGCCCACTTGCGGATGACGTACTGATCGGGATGTTTAGCGCGGTGGAAACGATGGCCGTACAAGCGGCAGTTGCGATGACGGCAGCGGACGGAATATCCGCGCTTATATCTGACGCCGCGCTGGACTCTCACGGTTTCCAGAGTCCGAGCCACCAAGCGCCCGCCAACACAAGCAGAACTATGGCGGTTGCGGCGCAGATGATGGCGCAGACGGTTAGGGCGAGGATCATGCGGCCACCAGTCGAGTTTCATGCGCACCAGGTCCGCGCCAGACCACAATGCAACTATCGCAAGATCCGGTGAAGCCGCCGCGCGTGCCGTCGAGCCTCATGAACGAAACGCGCTTACGGATGCATCTTACCTCTACCGCCTCACCGATCACGCAGGAATGCCACCAATCGCCTCGGCAACGGAACGGGATCAAGGCAACGACGATCTTACCGGGCCGCGCCTCGGCTCTCATGCGGCGTACACACGGCGCTAACTTGTGGCCATAGGGCGGATTTGCAAATATGACTTGTCCGTCCCATTGTTCAGGCGCTAAGGCATCCTTCAAATAGCGCGGCACTCTCTTGGTTTGTTCGTCGGCAAAGGCGTCCAAGTCGAACCCGAACTCAGCATGCAACGGATCGAATATCTCCGGCGGCGTCTGCCACCGCTCTTGCTGGTTGTCGGTCACTTCGGCATTCCCCAAGTCATCACCGGGATTGGCATTG